GCGCCGGCGCGCCATCGGGCCCCACTACCGCCATGTCGGCATCGGCCGGGAGCCAGTGGTAAGCGCGTTCCGGCTCGAGCAACTGATGCTCGAGCATTCCCTGGCAACCCGGCGCGGGGCAGGCGAAGGCCGCCGGCACGGCCCCGTCGCGGGAGTTCCAGACCCGGGCCTGCATTCGGCAGGCCCCACAGTGGTAGTGCATCAGCAGGAAGGCGCTTTCGGATCTAGGCATCGGAATCCCCCAGGGCATCGCGGAGCTCGACCAGTAGCCGAGCCGGTATGAACGTGTGACCGACCGCGCCGGTATCGGCCTCGGCCACGATATGGCGGCCGATATCGGCGAGGTTCGCCAGGCGGCGCATCATCCGCTCATGACGCACCGCCAACCCCTCCTTGGCCAGCAGGGCATCTTGCTGGGCCTGCCGGGCCCGGTCCAGCGCCTCGGCCTGCCGGGCGATCTCGCGCCGGCATTCGGCCAGGCGGCCTTCCAGATCGATGACGTAGGCCTCATCGGCCGACAGCGGCAGGGACTGATCAGAACGGCACATTTTCGGGCTCCCCACGCATGGCTTCAGCGCGCCGGCTGAGCGCTTCGTCGAACGGCTGGCGTTGCCCCGGCGAGATGCAGGTGGCCACCACGCAACGCACCTCGGAGAGCGTGGCGTCGTAGGCCTCGATCCGCGAGCGGTAGTTGGCCACATCCCGATGCAGCCCGTTGTTTTCATCGACCCGGGCATCGATCAGGCGCTCGAGCTCGGCCACGTAGAGCGCCGCCTGGCGCAGCACCGTGGCGGCCAGTGCCTGGTGATCGAGCTCGAGCAGGCGTGCCTGGGCCTCGAGGAAGTTGGGCGACGACACCGCCCAGGTGTCGCGCTGGGCGCGCGTCGGCGCCGGATACGGCAGAGATGACATCAGGAATCCCCCTGGCAATCGCGTGAATAGTTGCGCCCCGGCACGCCCCGCGGCGGCCACCCGTAGCGTTCGTCGGCCGGCAGACCCTGGCGTTCGCCCTGCAGCCAGATATCGACCATCTGGCAATAGGTCGAGCGCGCGGAGACGTCGACCGACAGCCGCGCGCTCCACATGGAGGCGGCCACATAGACGGCGACGGCGACGATGGCGATCAGCACGAAAAGACGTTTCATCGGTACCCCTCCCAAGTCAGGCCCCGCGGGTAAACCGGAGCGTTCAGGAAAGGTAGCTCTGACCGGCGCCAAAGTAAACCGCAGAGTTCAATAATCGCGCGGCCGCCAGAACGCGCCGGTTTATGTTTGGGCGGAGATATACCCCCCTCGAAACCAGAGGGCGCAACAGCGACCCTTTAGCACAACCCACAGTGACCAAGGGCCACCCATGAAACGCATGCAGATCTTCAAGGCCGGAACGCAGACCGCCAGCAACGGCGCGACGCTGGATTTCGGCGAAGCGCAGCTACGGGAGACCGTCCAGGCCTACGACCCGAAGCTGCACGAGGCGCCGATCGTCGTCGGCCACCCCAAGGACAACGCCCCCGCCTACGGCTGGGTGGCGGGCCTGGAGTTCGCCGAGGACGGCCACCTGCAGGCCGACGTGAGCCAGCTAGAGCCGCAATTCGAGGAGATGGTGAAGGCCGGGCGCTTTAAGAAGCGCAGCGCATCGTTCTACCGCCCCGACAGCCCGGCGAACCCGGTACCGGGCGGTACTACCTGCGCCACGTTGGCTTTTTGGGCGCCCAGCCCCCGGCCGTGAAGGGCCTCGCGGATCCCGAGTTCAACGACAACGCCGACGACGTCGTGGAGTTCGCCGACGCCATGGTGGTTTCAACGCTATTTCGGCGGATGCGGGAGTTTTTCATCGAGCGATTCGGCGCCGAGGACACCGACAAGGTGCTGCCCAGCTACCTGATCGAAGATCTCGAGGCCGAGGCCCGCGACAACCAGACCAGCCCCTCCGACTTCAACGAAGGCGGCAGCGAGGGCGGCGAAGGCTCGCCCCAGGATCCCCCCGCAGGCGCCGGCAACACCGGCACCGACCCCAACCAGCCGACAGGTGACGAGATGACCCCTGAAGAAGCCCAGGCCCTGAAGAACCGCGCCGAGACCGCCGAGACCGAGCTCGCCAAGTACAAGGCCCAGGAAACCAATTTCGCCGAGCGCGAGAAGAAGCTGCGCCGCCAGGAGCTCGAGCGGTCGATCGACGGCCTGATCGACGACGGCAAGCTGCTGCCCGCCCAACGCCAGCAGACGATCGACTACGCCGAAACCCTCGACGACACCCGCGAGATCGAGTTCAGCGAGGGCGAGGACAAGAAAGTCAAGCGGACCCAGCTGGGCCAATACCTCGAGATGCTGGCCAACCAGCCGACCCAGGTGGACTTCGCCGAGCACAGCAAGCGCGGCAACGACGGCCAGGAAGTGGATTTCGCCGAGCTCTCCGACCGGGCCAATGCCTGGAAGGACAAGCAGAAGGGCCTCGGTAAGCACATCAGCACCGCGCAAGCCGTGCGCGATGTGAAGGCCGGCAAGGACAAGTAAGCCGGCCCGCCGGATCCCGATCACAAACCAGGAGAGCACCCCATGAAGATCGAAGGCCTCATCACCAACCACAGCGCCGAGGGCGCCGTGGCCCCCTACCGGATCGTCAAGGTAGGCAGCAATAACCGCGCGGTCGTGCAAGCCACGGCATCGGGCGAGCTGTTCATCGGCGTATCGGATTCGATCGGCGCCGCCGCCGACGGCGACCCGGTCGACGTCCTGCGCTCGGGCATCGCCGAGGTCGAGTTCGGCGGCAACGTCAGCCGCGGCGAACCGCTGACCGCTGACGCCGAGGGCCGCGCCGTGGCCGCGGCCCCCGCCGCCGGCGCGAACGCCGAGATCATCGGCTGGGCCGAGGTGGCTGGCGTGTCCGGCGATATCGGCTCGGTCCACATCGCCCGCACCCGGATCCAGGGCTAAGCCCCGGCCGCCCCCGTAACTACCCAGGAGTAACCGACCCATGGCTCAGAAGTTCCCGTTTCCGGTCAACCCGACGCTGACCGGCATCGCCATCGCCTACCGCAACAGCGCGATGATCGCCGACCTGATCCTGCCGCGGACCACCGTGACCAGCGAGCAGTTCAAGTGGATGGAATACGCCAAAGAGGAGCGCTTCACCGTCCCCGAGACCCGCGTGGGCCGCAAGTCGCGCACCAACGAAGTCGAGTTCGGCGCTACCGAGCGCACCGGCTCGACCAGCGACTACGGCCTCGAGGACGCCATCCCGCAGAAGGACATCGACGCCGCCAGCGAGGCGACCAGCCAATACGACCCCGTCGAGCACGCCACCGAAGCGATGACCGACCTGATCCTGCTCGACCGCGAGATCCGCGTCTCGAACATGGTCATGGACGCCACCGGCTATGACGCCGACCACAAGATGACCGTGGCCACCCCCTGGACCGATGCCAGCGTGGACGCCATCGAGCACCTGCTCGAGGCGATCGAGGGCACGTTCATGCGCAGCAACGTGGTCGCCTTCGGCCACGAAGATTGGCGCGCGTTCCGCCGCAACCCCTACGTGGTCAAGGCGGTACACGGCAACAGCGGCGACAGCGGCATCGTGACCCGCGCCCAGGTGGCCGAGCTGTTCGAGCTCGAGGAAGTGATCGTCGGCCAGGGCCGCGTGAACACCGCGCGCAAGGGCCAGGCGCCGCAGTTCGCGCGCGTGTGGGACGGCACCCTGGCGTTCTACCGCAACCGCCTGGCCAACAACGAGCGCGGCCTGACCTTCGGCTACACCGCCGAGTTCGGCGATCGCGTCGCCGGCGATTGGGAGGACAAGAACATCGGCCTGCGCGGCGGCAAGCGCGTGCGCGTCGGCGAGTCGGTCGGCGAGATTATCGCCGCCCGCGATGTCGGCTATCTGATCACCGGCGGCGCCGGCTCCGGCGCCTAAGCCCGCGGATCGCGGCCCAGCCCGGGCCGCATCCCCTGATCCCTAACCCCGAGGACACCCGACATGGCGAAGAAAACCTACATCGCACTGCAAGCCATCGGCCTGCAGAAAGTCGTCAAGCCCGGCGCCGAGTTCACCATCGAGCAGGCAGACGGCGACCCGCTCGTCGATGCCGGCCTGGCCAAGCCCAAGGCCGCCGCCAAGGCCAGCCCCGCCAAGGCCCCCAGCCAGACCGACCAGAACGCCACCCAGGGCGGCGAAACCGGCCAGACCCAGGCCACCGGCCAGGGTGACGGCGACAAGGCCGCCAGCGGCGAGCAGGGCGCCAAGGAGTAAGCCATGGCCTACGTGACCGTCGACGAGCTCAAGGCGCGATTCGGCGCCGACGAGATCGAGCTGCTGCTGGACCGGGACGCCAACGGCCTGCCCGACAACGGCACCGCCGACGCGGCGATCGCTGACGCTTCCGCCGAGCTCGACACGATGCTAGGCGGCCGCTACCCGATCCCGCTGCCGGCCACCCAATGGCTGAAATCGGCGGTCGCGGACCTGGCCCGCGCCCGGCTGTACGACGAGAAGGCGCCCGACGCCGTGATGGAGCGACGCAAAGAGGTGATCGCCCGCGCCCGCGAGATCGGCCGCGGCCAGGGCGTGCTGCTGGGCGACGACGGCACCCCGGTACCGGAGCGCACCTCGAGCGTCACCGGCGGCGGCATCACCGTCAGCGCCCCCAAGCGCGTCTTCGATGACCAGGGCCTGAGCGGCTACGTATGAGCACCCTATCGATCGACCACAGCAGCGACGCCTCGGTCCTCGAGGCGTTGCACAACCTGGCCCAGGTGGGCGGCGAGTTGCGCCCCACCATGGGCAAGATCGCGCGGGCCCTGGAGACCCGCGTGGGCCTGACGTTTCGCAACAGCCAAAGCCCCTACGGCGAGCCCTGGGCGCCGATCAGCTACCGCATCGGCCAGCCGCTACGCGACACCGGCCAGCTGCAGCGGAGCATCAGCAGCGACTACGGCGACGATTTCGCCACCGTGGGCACGAACACCGATTACGCGCCGGTCCACCAGTTCGGCCTGGCCGCCTCGCTGTTCATC